TGTGGCTACCTCACCCTCATCTTCTTCATATGCGAGGCTCCTGACCAACTCAGCGCAAGAGTGACGCTCGATCATGACAGCCTGTCTGCTGGTCTGGATCGCTACCGTCATGATCTCAGCCTTGGCAATTGTCAGGGCATCGTCAAACTCCTGTTGGGTGAAGAATGTCACCGCGCCTTGTCCACCCAGCAATTGTCGGGCAAGTTGGCTCATTTCTTTTTTCTCAGTCATTTAACCGCCTCCAAATACTCGCGCTTGATTTTTCTAATCAATTCGTTGCAATCTTTAATTATTATTTGAGCAAATGTGTTAACTTCCTTGTTGATGTTTTCTTTTTTTACAGCCTTACAGCCCTCAACTATTGCTTCAAGTTCTAAAATAATTTTGTCTTTTTTCATGTGTTCTTCTCCTTGAGTTTGGCTTCAACTGCTTCCATTGCATCCTCGGCGGTGCGACTAAATCTCCAACACACATCACGCTCTGAAATTGTCAACCCTACCCATGTGCGCTGTGGTGGAGTGGTGTAAAGGGGAATAGAACACGCACCTGTTTGTTTTTTTGCAAGAACTGCTTTAAATCTGCTTCGTTGCAAAGTGTCTATTTCATCAAAAGTTTGATAATGCGCCCACGCCACAGGCTCTTGCTCTGGCAATTTCCTAGCGTCACACGCAGGGCATCCATCTATGCATCGTTTGCATTGCCCGTCCTGCTCTGGCTGTGCCAAGGCTGGTATGTCGTAGTCTTTGGGAAATGCGTCACGGTATTTGATGTACTCTTCATCAAACGCTTTGTTAATTTCCTCTTCGTTCATGCTTCCCTCGATTTCACCACACCAATTACATTTGCCCTCGTATGTGATGACTGATTGTTCTACTGGGCAAAAGTGCTCCTTCATGCCTCCCTCTCTTTCAGCATTGCGTCTGCCTGTTCATAGGCACGTTCCGCAGTAAATTGCATCATGTCCTTAATGCTATACGCCTCACCCCAATATTGTTGCTCTTTGTGGTCACCCATAATTGCTTGCATCGCTTTAGCCGCAAAGTAGTCTCTTAGGCTCATGCCTGTTTGATCTGTCCTGTTTGGATTTGGAAAGGCTAATAAGTTATTCATTGGTTTATCCTTGTTTATCGCCGCCCTCACCGACTCCTTGCGTTGCTTGGCTTGTCGTTCAATCTCGTTGAATGCTTCGTCTTCTTCAGTCATCGCGGTGCTCACTTCTTAGAATTCGGCGCTCCATTTGCTTGACGGTGCGCTTGAGGTTTAAGTTTTCCGCCTTTAAACGGGTTATTTGGGTGCTGTAGGCCGTCAAACGAGCCTTGGTGAGGTCTACCCATGCAGGCGAGCCTTCGGCGTGCTGTAGGGGCTCTGGTAAGGTTTTGGGGTCTAGCATCCCACACCCCTCACCTGTCCATGTCTTGGATTTCAGCCAAGATCAGGGCAATGATCCAAAAAACCCCGATGCCAATCAGGGTTCCAAGAACCAACAGGATGAAGGTGATCATCATGCCGACTCCGTAGACCCAACAATGGCAGTCAGGGCCTCGATAAGCTTTTGGGCCTGCGCGGTGGTCATGGTGGTGTAGGCGTTGCACCCAGACATGGACAGGCTGAGCCATACCCCATCGTCGTTGGGGCTGATGCGAATGGCATGCTTGTCCTCATGCGTCCTGATAGCAAATTCCAGATCTTCGCTCATGATTGCTCCTTAGATGCCAATTGACGCTCCAGCGTCTTAATAACGCTTTCCATGCGACCAAACTCCTCAACCAACTCGTTGAGCCCCTCAAATTTAGCCTTGCGCTCTGTGTGAGCAAACATATCGTTGACGAAGGACAACGAAAAGTCAATGCCCGCCTCAAATCCTTCTTTCCATTCTTTGTTTGACATAATTTTCTCCAGTTACCCTGCGACTTTGCAGTAATTGTGATCTTAACACAGAATTAAGAAGATGTTGGGGTAGGTGCTTTCCCTACCCCTTACTCCTTATGCCGCCATCAATTCCTCGATCTCCACCACGTTGGACTTCAGCTTGGCAAACTGGTCAGCCAAAGTCCACAGGGCGCGGTTCAGCTTGACGTTCTCATTGACGCCAGTTACCCCACGGGTGGTCATGCGACGACCACGGGCAGAGCGTCCAGCCACGCCACCCTTGATCATGTTCTCCTGAACGCGGTTAAAGGTCGTCCAGAGGTCTGGCTTGGCGTCTTGGTAGCGGCTGGTAGCCAACAGGCCCTCGGCGGTCACAGGAGCCTTGTCCTCCTCCCAACGCAGGTGCAAGGCGGCATTGGCAAACACTGTGGCTTCAGCGTCGTTCAGCGTGATGGCCTTGTATGTGTCGATGCGGGACATGATCTGCTCGGTGTTCTCCAGCACCCGTGTAGCACCCTCAATCACGTTGTCCACCACGTTGCCATGGTGACGCACTCGGATGTCGCTAAAGATGTCACCAGCGATCAAACCGTTGGAGCACACAAAACGAAAGACACCCGACAGCAATTGGTAGCTGGACGAGCCATCGTGGCTATTTAGCAACACGATCTCAGGAACCTCGTCGTTGGTCATCAGAGAAGACGCATGGCGCAGGCGAACCATGTGCTTGGTGTGGTCACGACGATGTGCCGAGCGCACCTTGGTTTGGCGCACCTCAAAGGGTTGGAACCCCTCAAGGCGCAAGGCGTCAATCACCTTGATGGTGGGTATGAAGGTGTACTTCTCACCGCGACTGCTGTGCGCCTCATTAGCCAGCACGCTGGGGGCATAGCGGGCAATGGTGTCGTTGGACAACTCGGTTTGTGAACGGAAGTTGGTTTGGTTGGAGCTAGATGCAAAACGGTACATGATGATTTCCTTTAAAAGATGGTTGATTAACGTGCAGTGACTTTGACGGAAAACACAGCAGTAGTGCTGGTGTACTTGGCGACCATGTCTTCGGTGATACCGAGGTCGGCGTACATTTTTTTGGTATCGACAACCTTGCGGTTTGCTTCGATGTAGGTGGCCTTAAACATCACACCCTCGACGGTCTTGCCACCGTCTTTGATGACATCCTTGATGGCATCAGCTTGTTTAGTCAGGTCGGCAATTTGAGCCAACAGGTTACCGAGTGTGTCTACGGAAGAGAAGGAGAGATCGTTGTTCATTTCAGTGTCTTTCAGTTACCCTGCGAATTGCAGTGAACGAATCTTAACACAGAATTAAGAAATGATGTAAAGCAATAACCAACTAAGTTGTGGGGATTTAACAAAAATCCAATGTTTACAGGGGTTTGCGGGGATGTAATTGCATGGTAATCGGTTACCTTCTGGTTGCCAACAACTCAATTGTGTCGGCAAGGATGTCCAACTCATCCACGCTATGGCGCTTGAAGTCGTCCCTTGTCCCATGCCAGCCCTTGGAGCCCGTATGGTGGGCGGGGCAGAGGGGAATGACCAGCCAATTGCTTTGACGCTGTGCCATCCCCACCCCTTCTCGTGGATGGTGTAGCTGGGCAGGGGTCTCTCCGTACCCCATGCGCCTACACATGCCGCACCCTAGCTCAGCCACGGCATTCATCCATTCCTTTTCGGTCACATGGTCACCCTGTCCTGCACCCGATTAGAGGCCTCTATAGACCGCCAGACGTCAATTCGGGCTTGGGCGGCTATCAGCATCCACCGAAGCTGTTCCTCGGCCTCTACGGCCTGTTTAATCGCTAACAGGTGCGCCCTGTAGTTGGGGTCGCTGTAGGCTTCCCGCTCCTGAGCGTTGACCGCCTCAAACCCATGGTGCAGGGCTGTCTTGCATAGCTCAGCCTTCAGGGTCTTGCGCAGTTCTTCCATGTAAATGCGGTTTGCCTTGGCTTGGGCATAGTCCTTGGACTTGGCAATGATGTAGTCAATCGCCTCGTTGGGGTCTGTCATCCTGCTCATGCCATCACCTCGACTCTTCCATCGCGGTAGTGCAGTTGATTGAACCTGCGGCTTGGGTAGGTCAGGAAGTCCTCTGCGCCGGGTCTTGTCACCATGTGGTCTAACTCAGCGCCGTCGTAAACCGTGTTTAACAGATCCTCTTTGTGGTGACGCACACGCAATTTTTTGACTGCGCCCAGTTCACTCAAGCGCTCTTCGCCAGCCTTGGTTATGAACCAGAACCCATCACGGTTTTGCACAAACCCATCTTTTTTCAGCGGGTCAATGACGTATTGAAAATATCTCTGAATTGAGATGTTTTCGGTTTGTGTGCGCCACTCTTGTTCTGTCATGGGACAGCGGGCAATTCTTTCCAAGCCACGATGGATTATGGATCCACGGGTGTAAAAAGAACGGGAAGGTTCTGCGTTCATAAATTCTCCAGTTGTACGATCAATGACCCCGGCTTCTCGCCGGGAAACCTGTAGACAGAGATTGGCTGAAAGTGCTTGTCATCCACACCCAACGCCTGCGCTACACCATCAAGTCCCGCCTTGCTTGCCGCCAATAAGTTGTCCACATCCCTGTGACGCTTGTCTGGCATAAAGTACATCAGCGTTACCCTGATCTCTTTTCCATTGTTGATGAAGTCTTTCCCTTCAGCCTTGGTCAGGTAGAAACAGTCCTCCTTGTACTGCGTCTTGACCTTGTGCGTGGTTGCCCAATGCTTGCCGTTTTTGTTGTTGGGCATCAACTCGCTTGGCGGAAACGGAAGCCTTAGCATTGTTGCGTTCGGTTTCCATGCGTCGTATAAGGTCGGCAAGTCCTTGATCTCCACGGATGCGCTTGATGTCATTCTTGACTCCTGCCCACCAGTATTGCGCGTTCTCTGACCCTAAAGCGCCAATTTTTTCTTTCCTCCTCCTCAGCCACTCTCGCGCTTCGCAGTTCTTCATGTGATCTAAGGTCTCCTGTGACATAGAGGCAATGATCGGTGAAAGTCGCGGAGCCAGTGTTGCCTTCACGGATTTGGTCGAGGATTTTGTTCGCTTCATAACGGGTCATAGTCATCTACTTCGTAATACGGTTTAATAGGGGGTTGGGTGAAGGTTGGCTTAAGTACCTGCTCGTATGGGTTTTCTTCTGACCACGCATGCTTGGAGCACTTCTTCCAGCCTGCATTGACCGTCCAACGAGCTTGACACCCAGCCACTTGGCATTTGAGCGAGTCTAAATCTTTGTCCATGGCTTACCTCTCAGTTCAGCCAAACGTCGTTTGGCGTCTTCTACGACCTTAGGGTCAACAGGGGTTGGGTTGTAGGCAATCTGCGGCTCATCCCGTGGGATGTCAGGGCCTGCATTGCAGAACTCACGGAACGTAATTGCACTTGGCGGAAACTCGCCCTTGAGTCGATCAATAGCGTAATCCATAGACGGACGATAGGTAAGGTATTTGCCAAGCTGTCGTTTCCACTCAACCCTCACCGTAGCCAAGTCAATGCCGTCCCAATGTCTGGCAAAGCCTGCCCCGTAGATGGCATTCATGCGGGTGAAGATGTAATCAAAACCAGAGTCGGAATCACAGAATTCGTTTGGGTTCATCATGAATCATCTCCAAGGTTGTAGTTTTATCCCAAAAATTGGCAGGCTTGGGGGCAGTCATGCCTCTGGTCAACAAAGCCATGTTTGCCTGCGCCTTCTGGGTAGCCGTTTGCTTTTCAAGAACCCAGTCAGCCTTAAAGGAAGTCCAGTTGCGCACAACAACCTCGGTCAAAGCCCTTTCCAAGGTGTAACCAGCCTTGTCAGCCTCTCGTTGGATACCAGCCATCACCAAACCTGTGATCTGCGCCTTCTTGGACTTCCTCTGCTTGACAAACTGCTCCCAAACTTCTGATGACACGCCGTCAGGCGTAGCGACGCTAGTCGCTGTATCTTTAATTGGTTTATGGTTATTGGTTATTGGTTCTTGGTTGGCTTTCGAGTGGGTTACGACTGGGTTGCCACTGGCATCCGACTGGGAACCCACTGGGTTTTTATCCTTAGATTTATTAGACTTAGGACGTCCACCAAGCCTACCATTCCTGCGGTTTTTTTCCGCCATTTCGTGATAATCGCGGATTACAAGGTCGCATCTAGAGTGTTTCCAACCCTTATCGGTGCGCACAAAGAAGTCATTTAAAACCGACTCTAAGGGCTCGGTTCCCACTCGTAACCGTCTGGCAACCCACTGGGTTTCCAGTGGGATATTACTTTCGGTGTCGTAGTACATTTCCAACAAACGTCGGTATGCCAAGTCTTCTTCGTTGGATAAATGGGCGGTGGCGGACTTATAGTCGCCAATATGATGGGGATAGTAAAACATTGTTTTCCTTCGCTGTCCTCCGTTGACAAAGAAACTGCGGCAGGCGGGGAGGCTCGCTTTTCGACGGGGGGATCAATCCCCATCTAGCCGTGTTTCAAACCATGTTACACCACAAAAAGGTCAGGACGCAATACCTCGCGCTTTACCAACCCCTGTGTTGCTTTCTCAATCTTGATCGCCAGCATTGCTGACGGTCTCTTGTGGTTGTGGATCAAGATAGACAGCCATGTCGCGGTGATGCCCAAATGTTCAGCCATCTCGTTCACCGCCCCCATAGGCTCGTCTTTGAAATACTCTCTCAAGTCCATTTGATTCTCTCCTGCAAACGAGTATACCTTAACTTGCAATTAACAAAGCCCCCTAGTTTTTCTCAAGTATTCCTAACTTGAAATTAAAAAGTGTGGTGTAATCCGTTTGCGCTGATGTTGGCGTGTTACGAGAAAGATTATGAAACCTACCCCCGAACAGATTGACTATGCCTGCGCTGTCGAGCGCTATTCCCCCAAAACCAAATTTGCTGATGCCTGCGTGGGACTTGTTCTCCTCGCGGCATTTGTAGTCGTTCTGCTGGATGTCTTTGTATGGAGACGTTAAGCGAGCAAGAGTACAGGGACTGGCTTGCCAACCCTGTCGATCAACTAGAGTACCGCCTTTGGGCAGTTACTGAAGACCTTAAACAACTTTTACAGAAAGAAACCAATGGATAATTTTTTTATTGAAGACACCCCATCCTCTTCCAATTTTATCAATGTGCCTGCTGGCTCACATCTTGCCCGTTGCTACCGCATCATTGACCTTGGAACCCAAAAGACAGAGTACCTTGGAACGATTAAACCCCTGCGCAAGGTTATGTTTGCTTGGGAGCTTCACGGAGAGGATGACGAAGGAAAACCCTTGGTCACCGAAAAGGGTGACCCAATGGCAATCTTTAAGAACTACACCTTGTCCAAGAACGAAAAAGCCAACCTTCGCCTTGACCTGCAAGGGTGGCGCGGCAAGCCCTTCACAGACGCTGAAATAGGTCGTTTTGACATAGCCGTAGTCTTGGGTCAATGGTGCATGCTGAACGTGATTCACCGCCCCGGCAAGGAGGGCAGAGTCTTTGCCAACGTGACTGGCGTGTCACCAATCCCTCAGATTGTCAAACAACACGGCCTTCCCGAAGGTTTTAATAAACTGCAAATGTTTCGTCTGGCTAAACCTGACATGGAAATGTTTGAGACCTTTAGCAAGGGATTAAAAGCAAAGATTGAGGCTTCCCCTGAATGGCAAAGTTTAATGTCCCCCAAGGCCCCTTTAAAGGCTTCCTCAAGCTCCACTCAAGCTCCATCTAAGAGTGGCTTTGACGACATGGACGACGATTTGCCCTTCTGACCATGAACTCAGATTTACAAAATTTGCGTAAAAACTGGCGTAATTGCATAGAGGGCGATGGAGGACATTGCCCTGTATGTGATCGCTGGGGGAAGGTGTACGCAAGAAACATCAACAGGACAATGGCTTATTCTTTGCTGTGGCTTATTGGCGCAAAAGCTAACGAGTCTGGCTGGGTAGATGTGCCAAATACCGCGCCAAAGTTAATTTTGCGCTCTAACCAACTTCCATCGCTTCGGTGGTGGGGTTTGGTCGAAAGGCTTGAGTCAAATGACCCCAGCCTCAAACACTCTGGAATGTGGGCGGCAACCGCAAAAGGGTTGGAATTTGCCTACCAAAATATCAAAGTGCCCCATCGCATTTTTACTTACAAGGGCGAGGTGGAAGCATTTAGCGAACAACAAGTGTTAATTAGCGAGTGCTTTGAGGATAACTTTGATTATCAGGAAGTCATGAAAACGCTATTTACATCATCTCAAAGACGATTGTTTGATTAAAGGAACACTCATGAAATACATACTTTTACTCTTAGCCTTGACAGGATGCGCCGCAGGGTCGTCTTGGAACGCCAGCATGGGACAACCAACCAAAACCGATGCGGGGTCTTACAAGCTCCAAAACCTTGAGGTTGATGCCAACGTCCAACCGTTGAGCAGGAACGAGGTTATCTACGCGATCAACGAGTGTGAAACAAACAACACCCGCGCCGTGATGATCTACGCCAAACGCAAGATCAATGGCTTCACCGCAGACATTGTGGTGGAGGTCACTTGCGCACCAAGAACCAGATACTAAGGAGGCACTATGTTTAATTTTTTGGTTGGCTCAGTCTTTGGGTTTTTTATTGCCACCTACGGCGTGATGGGTGTCGCAACTGCGTTTGAAAACACAATCAACTCCGCCAAGTCAGTCAAAGTCACATCGGAGAACAAATGACAACAATCATTGCAAGAGCAAGTGAATCCCAACACTGGTACGACCAGAATGGGAAACCGATGTACACGGTGAAGGCAAAGGACGGCTCAGACCGCCCCACAACCCTCAGAGACGCTCGCAAGCACAACTATGTACCGTCGGTGACCACCATCATGGGCGTGATGGCAAAGCCGGGGCTTGAGTCATGGAAGATGAACCAAATGATGATGGCGGCTTTGACCCTCCCAAGGGCCGAAGGCGAGCCAGAAGATCAATTCATCGCCCGCATCCAACGCGACTCCAAGGAACAGGCAAAGATGGCGGCAGAGCGTGGTACAGCCATCCACGAGTCGCTAGAGAAGTTCTACGGCGGCGTGATGACCTCTACCCATGCCGAGCATCAGGGGGGTGTCGATAACGCTGTGCGTGAGGTGTTTGGCAGTCCGTGGTGGCATACCGAGACCGCCTTTGCATCCAAGCTTGGGTACGGTGGCAAGCTTGACCTGTACTCCAAGGACGGCGACGGGATCGTGGTGGACTTCAAGACCAAGGAGTTTGAGCATTTTTCAGACATTGCAATGTACGACGAGTTGCCCATGCAGTTGGTGGCATACGCCAAGGGCTTGGAGATACCCAACGCAAGGTGCGCAAACGTGTTTGTCTCGGTCACCCAACCGGGCCTCGTCTACGTCAAGGAATGGACACGCGAGGAGCTAGACCGTGCTTGGAAGATGTTTGAGGCGCTCTTGACCTTTTGGTACGCAAAAACAGGATTGGAGCGCTAATGGGATACATACTTGGATGGGCATGCTTCTTGGCATGGTTGACACACATCTTCACTTGTTTCTCGCAAGCAATGTGGGGTTTCTTAATCGCTGGGGCCCTGTTCTTTCCCATTGGGATCCTGCATGGCTTCTTTCTTTGGTTTAGTTAAGGAGTAAAAAATGGACGACATCAGAATTGCTTTAACGCTAGCAGAATTTCTTTTTATTCGTGAAGCTTTAGACGAAAAATTTGATATTTTGTTGGAAGAGATGAATGAGGCAGAAGAGAGAAGCAGGACTAGGTTTACCCTAAAGCCTGAGCAGGTTTCTGCCATGAAAGAATCTGGGATATGGGATAACCCAGAGAAGCGGATGCAAATGATTAACAAACTTCATGAAGATCAAATACAAAAAGAAAAACTAAAGAAGCCCCATTGGACTCAGACACCTGAAGGCAAAAAAATTATGGCTAATCGCAAGACAAGAGGAAAAACCAAATGAACAACACTTACCTAACCGTTGAAGAGATCAATGAGGCATTTCGCAATGTCGATCTTGAGGAGAACTACAACTTCCTTGAGGATGACCTCTTAAAGCTTGCCAATGCCTTCATCATGGCGGCAATGCCCAGCATAAGGCGTGCTGAGTTAACCATGTGCGTGAACTACGTTAGATCCCTCAATACCGAGGTAGCCAACGCATTGGAAGACAAGCGCGGAAAACTTTAAGGATTAAAGCTTGGGTCATACCCAAGCCTCTTAATTTCTTCATCACGCGCCCTAGACTGCTCTGGGGTCATCCTTGTCATCTTGTCTCTTGCATACAAGCCGATGGGGATCGCCATGGAGAGCGGGCCAGCACCAGCCACAAAGGGTGACAAGGCGCTTGCGAGGGCCCCAGTACCTGCCGCAACAGATCCTGAGGTGTCTCCTGCTTTGGCCCTGTTGTACGCATCGAGTGCACCAAAACCCGTTCCAAAGCCCGCTAAACCAGCCTTGACAGGGATCATAAAGTTCCCAGCAAGTTGACCCAAGGCAGACCTAACGGGGCCCTGTGTGCGGGCGACTTGTTGTTGGGCAAGTGCATTTGCCTCTGCAAGCGCTTGAGCCTCTGCTTGAGCTTGTGCCGCCGTTTGACGCATTGCTGAGGTTCCGCCAAGCCTTTCAACGTATGCCCTTGAAAGCTTGCCCTTTGGCATGGCTCTTTGATACCGTTGGCTTTGCTCTCTTGTAGAACCTTCGCCTAAGCCGTAACCAGTCTTTTTGCCCCATGCACCATCATTTGATTCAAGCGTTGGCTCAATCGCCATGGTTGGCTCGTAGCGAGGCATCATGTTTGCGGCAGATCGTGCAAGGTCGTAATAGCTCTTGTACGTTGCAATTGGGGTAGCAAGCCCTACGCCAGCCACACCGCCAGCAATACCACCATAGATGGGATTTATATCTCGATCTTTACTTGTTGTACCTGAGACAGGAGTGGGGGCTGTTCCTTCAGTAGTTTCTTTTGGTGCATAAGGACTTCCAGTCTCAAACGACGTAATTAGGTCGGCAATCTTTTCTTCAGACCCCTCAGGAAACTCATCCTTTGAACTCTTAAGACCCAAGTTATGGGTTATGTGAAGCTTGTAGTTATCTCTGGAATCTTCTGAATTTTCATCTCCAGCGGGGGCATACTTGTCGATGAAAGCCTCAGGCGTCATCAAGCCATTTTTAAGCTTGTACCGAATGTCATTGACTAGCGCCTTGCGACCAAAATCTTTGTTTTCAAAGATGGCAAAGCCGTTCTCGTCAAGACCAAGTTGACCCGGATAAACAACATCCCTTGGGGGCTTAAGGTTGCCGGGGTTGTTGTTGTACTCGGCTAGTGTTGGAATTGATTCTTTTGCCATTATTCTTTAAGCACCCATGAACCGTTTTCAAGGACATACATCTTGCCACCAATCACACGTTCAGTTGGTCTTGATCTTGAAGACCCAGAGCTTGATCCGCTTGTGCTTGGTTTTGCTTGTGGCGTTTCGGGTTGTCTTGATGCCCCTGAGGGGATTTTTACCGTAACACTATCTAACCATGAAGGTGTTCTTGTATATGCGTCAGTCTTCGCTAATTCGCTGGCCTCGTTTTTATATTGCTTGCGCATATCACCAAGACTTGGGTATTTGTTCTCGTCAAATATCTCCATTGCAGGTATACGGTTTTTTACCCTTAGGTTGTGTTCATCAACCAATAGTTGTTCCCTTAAGCCCATTTGGTCAACAATCGAGACAAAGCCTTTTTGCGAGTTGTCGATACCCGGCGTCGCTTGACCCACCAAATCCTGATACGCTTCACCGGGGTTCAATGCACTATTGCGTTGCTGAATTGTTATCTGTGCAATTGTTTTGAATAACAAATCAGCCTTTTGACGCTTGACTCCAGTAGGATCATTTTCATTGGTGTACTGTGATCTGATGGCGTTTTTCAAGCCTTCCATCACAGCGCCAAGGTTGCCCCCAGCTTGGTCTGTAATTCTTTTAAACAACGAAAATGCATCAGCGTTGTTCAACACAGAAAACACTGGAGCCATATCAGGATCAGTCGCAAGCTCACGAACGGTACGCAAAGTTTTCAACCTATCAACAGCACCCTTGGCATCATGCAAAGATGCCGCACCTTCAGTCATTTGGAGCTTTAGTTGATCATCAGCATATCTTGCAATTTGATCTTGCTTTTCTTGTGTACCCATCGATGCCCATGAAGCTTGGTCAATCCCCGGTGGAATTGCATTATTTAAAAGACCGTTTAATTTTTCAACTTCTTCTGGTGTTTGTGCGCCAGCCTTAAACAACTTAGTTTTAACAACCAAGAAAGGATTCTTTGCAATAGCCTCTTCTAGCGCCAATTGGGTAGCCGCTATGCCTTGTTGAGATTCAATTTCTTTGTAACGACCTTCCCTATTTGCATCTGCACCTTGTGCAATGTAATGTTCGTTTCCAACTAACCTTTTAATATCTCCAACTGCTTTTTCTGTAACATAGCCATATAAATCCATATCTCTTTCATAGATTTCATTTGCATCCATGGCTCGGTTTTGCAATTCCTTGTTTTTAAATATCTCTAGTTTGAGTGCGGCAAGAGGCATTTCTTGAGCACGTTGTTGTTCAACATTTTTTGCCATTGCTTCGTTTGCGCTACCCAAAGAAGCGATGAATCCACCAAGTTGAGGTTTTGCAAAACCAGCGGCTACATCAAACCAATTTGGCGTTGCATATCTTTTCTCCAACTTATCGTGAATATCTTTATACATTTGTTCATATTCAGCATATTGGTTTGGTCGCCTACCGAGTGGGTCGGCTGGGTTGATTTGCGGCAGAGCGCCCAACCTCTCCGTGGCGGCGTTTTGCAACTTTGCAATAGCATTCTCTGCAACTACGTTTTGGTCTGGAAGAGCCATGATTTATTCCTATTTAAAAATATTCTGAATGTCTTCGTAAGCATTTCCAAACGCGTCTGTAAACTGTCTAAATGGGGTTACGCCCTTGTCATTCTTGGTAAACATACCAGCGGTGGTTGAACCTAAGGCGGCAACAGCAGACAACGGTGAGCCTTGGTAGGTGTTCACTGTCGATGTTGGAATGGTGTACCCACGCAACAGACCAGCCTGCTTTGCCGCAACATCCAACGGGAACATTTGTCTGTTTTGCTCAATCTCTTGTTGTTTGGTTCCAAGGTTAAACAGACTATTGATGTTGTTCAACGCCAACTGTTGTTCTTGGTTTGCCAAGTTACCTTGCGTTTGAGCACCAGTAATCAAGTTTTGCTGTCCTGCGTTAGCGGCACTCGCGGCATACTGACCCAACATAGATTGCAACTGCTGTTGCTTTTGAGCGTTCTGCATGGCGTTTTGGTAGCCAGTCTGCAATGCTTGATTTTGTTGCGCCAAAATGTCTGTATTTGCGTTTTGAAGCGTTTGACCAAGCACTTGAGCGCCACGAGTAGAACCAAATTGACCAGTGCCAACCGCACCTGCCGTAGCTTGGGGAGCCAAGTTCTGTTGGATGTTTCTTTGACCCAATGTGCCAATTGAATTGATCACATCTTGGGTGTAGGGACTCATGTACTGCTTAGCCAAGGCAGATTGGTCAACATTTGCATTGTTGAAATATTGTTGTGCGGCGGCTAAGGGGCTTTGAGCGCCAACAGCTTGCCCAATGGTGTTTTGTGCGGCTGTAAGGTACGGTTGATAGCTTGTACCAGCCTGTGCAACATTACCAAATGCTTGGTTTTGTAGGCCAGTAGGGCCCACAAACTGCGCATTGGCTCCTGCACTAGCACCCTGTTGAGCAATGTTGCTTAGGTAATTGTTGTAATACTCTGGCGCTTGCGTTGCCGTCGTTTGTGAACTTTGGAGAAGATCTACCATTTTTAGCCTTTCATTGCCTCACGCATGTATTGCATGGGCTTCTTTGCCTTGGGGGGGATTTTAGTGTCTGGCGCCGATCTTTTGTGCGCCCTTATTTCTTCTCTCATGGCGTCCAACATCTTTGCGCCATCTTTGTTTGATCCGCGACCCAATGAGGTCACAAAACCAGCGGGCAGGACATACTCGCCATCCGCTATCTGGGCACGGATAGGTTGCCCACCGCCGCTGTGGTGCTCAGGCATGCTTTTACGGAATTGCTCCAAAGCACCCGCCCCAGCCTTGCTAGAACCGTCACCAAAGGCGGCAACCGTGTCGGCGTCCACTACATAGTCACCGTCGTGCAAAACGGCTGGAATGTCGTCTGATTGCCCCGTACCGCGACCTTGCGCGTAGTGCCCAGTCTTGCCAGTGATGAATTCAGGACGATGAACCCTACCGCCGCCAGCATAGCTTGGTTGATTGACGTTCATGCCACGCTGTTGGAGCACTGCGGCTAAGGCAGGAACAACTGGTAGCTCCTTGAGCCTAACCATGGCAGATTCTGGTGCGCTGTAGGCGGAGCCGGGCAGGTAGCTCTGACCAAACTGCAATGAGCCAAAGTCTCCAAGACCGCCCCCAGCCCCACCCTGTGTCCCACCCTTGCCAGAACCGCCAAATTTGCTTAAAACATCCCCAACATTTTTTAACAAATCCGTGTAGTTGGTCGGAGGAAGATCAGAATTTAATCTTGGTAAGCCTGTGACGTCTGGGTTGTTGATGAATGATTTTGGGTCTCCAAGGTCAGGGACAGCGTTTACAGGCGTAAGACCCTTAGCTCCAACTTCTCCAAGCTCACCAAATGCGGGAGTTGTTAAACCTTGCCCGCCACCCATTGTGTTTAATGCTGGCATTGTGGGCAATTGCACTCCCAACCCACCAGTGTTCACAGGATTCAACCCATAATCGACAGGGCCCAGCGTTAAATCAGGGTTTTGATAAACGCGAGTTGGATCTAAATCTGCCCTGATCCCGGGTTCCCCGCCCCCTTGACTGAGACTGTAATCAGCTTTAAAACTTGGATCAGAACTAATTTGAGGAGTATCTAAAGTAGCGGGAGTAAGATTGCCACCATAAGTTGTGCCAATCCTTGACAATGCTTCTTGCGTCAATGCATCCTGTATCCCACTTGCTGTTGTAATACCTGCAAGATTTCCAGCCGCCGCCGCCGCCGCCGCCGCAGAACTTCCACCATAAGCACCAGCCGCCTGTGCCGCATAGGGACTAAGTGCACTAGCCGCACCAGTTGCACCAGCCGTTGTAGGGAGAGCGCCGGGGCCGAGGAAGTTTGCAGTCAGCCCAGCTATGATCATTGGGGCAAAGTCTTCTATAAGCCCACCGATAAAGTCACCAAAGCCACCACTATCCTGCTGGTTTAAATCAAAGACTCCATAGTCAATGATTCCACCAGACTTATTAAATTTTGGTGATGCGGCTATGTTTGGTTGGTTTGGGTCAGGAATTAAAACATCGCCACCAGCAAGTTGCACATTGACAAAGTTACCCTTGGGGTCGTATTTTGCTTCAAGTGGTTTACCCTGAAATGTTAAATCTGTCGGTACTGTGTATCCCTCAAGTTTACTTGTACCCATTCCGCCATAAGTACGATTTGCATATATATCCAATTCTGGGTCAATTCTTTCGTACGCTGGTCTAGTACCTAAACCAAAACCTTGCTGTGGAACAGTAACTTTTTGTAATTGACTAGCAACTTCTTTAAACTCGTTAGGTTGAAAGACTTGCGCTAAAACAGGCAGTGGCTCTGGCTCAATTTGTGGCAAAAATTGAAATTGCCCCATACCATAAAACTCAGGCAAACCAGTTTGGGGATTAATAGTCCCAGCACCGCCCCTTGCCTTCAACAATGCCGCTTCTTCGGGGGTAATATGAGCAAGCATGGTATCGCCATAACGACCCTGTGATGCTAGATCTTCATATTGATTATTAAAAAGATTTGCCATTTCCTTACCCTCTAAATGTTTTTCAATTGGGCGTTATTGACATAATGCCAACAAACTGTTTCGCCCAATCTTGCCAATTCTCAAAACTTCTGCTGTCAGGTACGCCAGAATCAAGAAAGTACCCAATCCCAGTTAACCCATCGACCCACTGTCTCCAATGATCCTCGTGCACATTGCCAAGTTGCTGGGGAGCAAACAACTCTTCGGTCAACTTGCAATATTGATCCCAACTCATGCCACGAGGGTCGTAGGGCGTCATGGGTTACCTGTCCCGCGAACATCGCCGCTCTCGATTGACATCAGTACCTTACCCATCTGGTAGTCACCGTTTTGGCAATTGGACTCAAACCTCAATCTCAACTCTCGACGTTGCTCACGCATGTCAATCTTCAGGGTGGTGTTATCAAAGGTGTAAGGGCCTGTCGTGATGTCAACATCGTCGGCATAACCCTTACCAGTGACATAAAGCTCCATTGCGCCATCCTGAACAAAGTCAGGCTCAAGGCGCTCGATACGAGCCCACAGGTTGTCGCCAACCATCTGCGGGTTGCCCGGTCCACCCGTGACCAAGCCCAAGTTACACGTCTCAAACGTAGACTTAATCGCATTGACGCTGGTCAGATAAATTTGGTTTGTGCCCGTCTCATGCTTCCACAGGGTGTACTTTCCTTGGGTATTGGCCTCATTGCCACCCCAAATTGGATATCTAAACACCTCAGAGAAAGTACCCGCCGAACGACGTGCCGCAGGAGACTCACCAGCGTCATACCAAATCTTCTCACGCACGTTGTAAATGATGGCGTCCGTGCACTCTGTTGCGTCACCCTTGGGGTAGAACCACCATATCTCACCCCAACGAGGGATCTTTGTACACCAAACCTTTTGACGTTGGGCGTAGTTCAAGTTGTCAAAGAAGTAGTTTTGGTTCATGGTGTTTTGGATCTCTTGCACAACACCGTTGTACATCAAGAATCTATCCACACCGCACCAATAGAAGATGCCGTCATACTCAATCACGCATTGCGATGACATGATAGAAGTCTGGCTTGATACGAGGTCGTATCTCCAATAGAAGTTCAACCCACCTACCGTAGATGGCGCATAGGAAACACGGATCAGCGAATCAAGCGCCCAAAACAACCCAGCAGGGGATGTAGTACCACCGCGAAGGGGAAGCCCCTTTACGATCTTTCCAGTAGACACGTTGTTGGCATTGGCGTCCGACCCAACCCAATTGTTGTAGTCGCCAGCGGTACTGTTTTGGATCAAGCCATTGTTGCCGTATACAAACAAGTAGGGGTGGAGCACCACAACACCGCCAGACACAGAAATGTTGTTGTCAAAGGTTGCTGTAATGCTTGCAGAACCAGTGGCGGCGGCAGACATTGTCACCGCAGTACCAACAACAGATACCACGGTTGTGCCCGACGGTATACCTGTACCCGTGATGGTTTGACCTGAACCAACGCGAGCATTTGCAACAGAAAGAGTAAAGGTTGTTGTGGCGTTGGTGGTTCCTGCGGCAGTGAATACGCCGACTGGAGCCAAGGTTGTGCCCGGGAATTGACCAAACAGAGGTCTTGTGTTTACCGTGCTGTCGATGGCAAGCAGGTTCTGACCAGCATGCGCAACAAGGTTATTAGTGTTTCCACCAGTCGAGTCGTAGCCAATATCAAATTGCCACATGTTGCTCGTGCTGGAAGTAAAACCAGAAGAAAATGAATATGGGGTTGGGCCAAAACCGACCCCATCATCGTTATCCGTTACCCACTGCTCCAACCCAGCACTGTAGCCAGAGATGACGTAATTGAAGCCATCGGTTGAGGTCATGGTCATTCCACGAGACACCCCAGAGGCATTCAAAAAAATACCACTGTACCCACCCATCTTGCGGGGAAGACCACGCTGAAACCTGACCCATTCGCCATCAACATAGGTGTCGGCGGCGAATTGAGTACCATCCCGCTGAATGCCGGGCTTGATGGCAAGTGTCGTAATCTTTGCTGTCAAAACGCACCCCCGGGGATGCCAACAGGAGCCAACAAACCAGTTGCGGTCAAGGTCATCTTATTTGCGCCAGCAATGGTAAACCCAAGCTGTGCACTACCGACCAAATACAAGCCACTTGTGGTGTCTCCAGTAAAGTTCAATGATGGAGCCGCCGCAGTACCGTTACTTAACGTCAGGCTACCCAAGGTACTCGATGTGGCAGTCTGAGCGTTATAGACATTTGTTCCATCGCAAATTGCAATAATTGTTTGGGTTTGTGGCAAAACAACTGTGTCAGCACCGACAGAGGTTGTCTTAAACGTAAGCGTAAATGAACCAGTTGTATTGTTTTGTAACGAATACAGTTGCACGGTAGAAGGAACAATAACAGTACAGTTCGACGTCAATACACCAGTGTATTCTTGGATGACGTTTGCGCCCTCGGCGGAGGTCAATGTAACCGTTCCGCCTGTTACGTTCTTTACCAATGTCGTAAAAGCAAATTGGTTTGATCTGCCGTAAGCAAACGTGTTGTAACCAGTCCCATTACAAACAATAACAAATGACTCAGTCAATTGCAACTGAGCGTTTGCGTTGCCATCAATAGTGTCAGTACCTTGGGGTTGCACAGTTACGACACCAGAGCCATTATTGCGAACTATTACAAACCAATTGGCTCCAACGTCACTGGATATTGGCAGGGTCAGTGTCCCTGCACCGCCATTCCAAACAATGAATCCTGCGCGATTGCTTGGCAGGATTGTGTAGGAGGATGAAATGGTAGAAAACGTGTATTGTTGGTTTAATGTTGTGTTTAATGCAACTAAACCATAGCCAGCCAAGGTTGCGGCATTAGCCGAGGACGTACCAGCACCAAAGGTAATGACAGTCCAAGTACCGTTATCGTTTGTATTGCTGGTGAGATAAATGAAGTTAGCTATGCCAGAAGCAATTGTGGTAATGATGTTGAGGCCAGCATCGACAACATTAAATGAATTTGATCCAGTGTTACGAATAATGATGTTTTGACCGACAGATACCTGTTGAGCAGACGGCAGGATCAACGACAAACCAGCCACCGTTGCGGTGACATCCATAATGTTTGCAACAACAGTGGAGTTGTTACCGTTGACGGGCCACTGAAGCGTGGTGTTAACGGATATGGAAAGGGACTCGTAACCCACCTGAGATGGGTTTACGGTCTGATTGGTAAACGGATTGATGTATGAAGTCATGTTTAGCTATCCACTGCAATTGTTTGTCGATCACCAACTCTGGTTACATCTTCAGTCTTCAGGGCATTGATCGCTTCTGAATATTTTTGTTGGAAGATGGCTCGTGCGTCATTCTTCAAAAACGGCATGGCCTGCAAAAGGGTTCCATACAGCATTGCATTTGGCGCGTTTTGCGTAAGCCAATTAGTTTGGTTCTCGGAAGATAAGGGAGGAATTCGCTCGTAGTACAAGACTTCAAAGCTGTAGGCTTGGTCTGGTGTCGGAGCAAAGTACCAATGGTCGTAGTCAATGTCCGAGTAAAACTCAGGCAGACCCGTCAGTGTGACGTTAGGCCAATACGTCTTTAGGTATTCAAACTTGCGCAATAGGACTGGCGTTGCTTCGGTTGCACCAAGGATTGTCATGGATACAGTCTTGCGCCAACGTGCAGGCTTTTGAATCACTGGGTTGCTTGCCGACATGTTTGAGGTGACAACACTTAACTGCCCAAGCGTTTTGATTTCTTGGGCAATCTCAAACTCACATAATGTAATGAATGTGGGGATGGCGTTTACGACAGCCTGATCTTGACGTTCCAAATATTGGAGAACCGTCGAGTTCAGACTGTCATACGTCATTACCCATGATGGAGTTGACATCAGCGCCCTTTCATGGCTATCTTGCCCCGAAATCTTTGGGATTCATTCTAGGGTTTTAGTTTGGTTTAGGCAAACGCCCTTGTGCCAGATTTGTCAATGATCAGCGCCATTTCGCGGGGATCAGCATCTTCGGTGTTTGGGATAGAGACATGCGTCCATCGATCAAACTCGCGTATGCACTGGTCAAAGGGCAGGTTAGCGGCAATGATCGCCCTGACGACTTGGTCGGGCGTCATGCCGGGAACCCGAAAATCGCAGGCTGTCCCGCGCCGATGCTGTGATTTATCGCTTGAACCCACCGCACGGTTGACCTCCGCACTTCTAAACGCAGAGTTAACGATGATGGGTTTTCCACCCAAAACTTCTTTAACTTGTTCCATAAACTCAGCCAATCGCACCAGATTAGCCATTTCTTGGTCGTTTGGCGTATTGTCAAACTCGCGATGATCGGTGTGCGTAAGTTCCTCTAGGGTGAAATGCTCAGATAAATTCATTTAAGACTCCTTAGGGTTTCATAGGTTTGGATGCATTGGTTGAGCTTTCGGATTGCGGCGTCTCCTTCGCTGGCAATCCTGATAAGGTCGTCAGAAGCCTGTCCAGTAAGTTCGGCTCGTGTCTCTCCGCTGTTATCTCCAGCGGTAACGGTGGTAACTGAGGTGGGACATATGGCGCTTTTGGTGGGGATTGACAGGCGCAAAGCGCCAGAGGCAACATCAGCGCGTAACTTAGTTTCTTTAACTTTTGCAACATTATTTGCCTTTCTTAGTGTTTGTCCATACGCCTGAGCCACTTGCGCCATTGCTTGCTCAGTATCCCTTGCCTTGGCATTCAAGGCGGCTATTTCAGCCTGTTGACGAGCATTCTCATCCTCGCCACCCTTGTAATAACCACCGCCAAAGGCGCCTAAAACAGCCATCAGGACGCCCAAGATCACCCAAGGATTAAACAGGCTTAGCATCGTCTACCTTCATCATGGCGTCAGTCTTGTCCTTGCTTGACTTGCTTGACCCGTAAAAGAACGAAATGATGGTGGCAACCGCTGTACCCAGCAAGAAGCCCAAAATGATGTTGGCAAAGTCGCGACCACCCTCTGGTAACGGAATGAACGTCACGCAAAAGAAGTAAATGACGGAGGTTGCCGACCAAAACCAAGCAAAGTAGTAGATGAAGTGCTTGGCGGTTTTGTCATTTGGGTCTATCGGCGCTTGCATCTCTTCTTTCCTTTTCAATTTTTTGTCTAAGGTTTTCCATTTTTTGAATCTGCACTTGGGCTTCTTTTTTTGTTTGCAACACGTCCATGAACAGCATGCCAAGAAGCGGGATCATCAAAACTACCAAAATTAACGCAACAATCCACCCCATCACTAATTCCCAATCCTGCTCAAGAGGCCGAGGAGCACCCACAGATACAGGAGGAATAGGATAGTCACCAGCAGGTATGCCCGCCTTTCGTTTAGGAGACGTTCCTCCTCTTTGCGTTGCCATGACTCATCATCCCGTTTCTTCCTTGCCTTTTCCTGCTCTGCCTTAATAATGTCTCGGGTAGCGAACGTGCGGCTGTACAGGGCCCCCATCTCCGCTGGAGCCCCATATACCATCGCCTCTCGGATTTCCGTTTCCAGAGCCGCCATTTGATCTTGGGCCATGATCCTGTGGAGGGCGGCCTCCATCAAATTTGCATCAGGATCGTAGACGTTTTTTGATCGTTCTTCCTCAGCGCGAATTGTTGCCGCTAACTGATCCTGCAAACGAAAAAAAGTGCTCAATTGAGTGACAATATCCGAGAGCACTTTTGTCTCGTCTACCGCTACATACTTTTCCTGTTTTCGCGTCTCTTTCGCCACAGGCTTTTCTTTGGCTCCGAAGAGCTTGGCCCAGAAACTTCTGACCTGACGGGCATCACTAACAATTTCTTCAGCAGTGGACTTAACCTCCATGAAAGATTTTTTGGCCTGCTTATACAAAGCGGCTCCCTCTTGGATTGCGCTAACGCAGGCTCTAGCGGCGAGCAGGATGGTGAGCGGGTCGATTTCATAGCCCCAAGATCTTCTTGATAAGCTCGCCAGCCACGCCGGGGCCAAACAGCACGGCAACAATGACGATGTAGAGCAGGTACTCGATCCTCGTCATGCGCTTGTCGCCAGCGGCAAAAGACTTCTCAATAGCCGCATAGCGTTCTGCACAAACGGCTTCGTGTACTGCTATCTTGGTGTTGGCGTCGTCATTCATGGCTTTTAGTCGTTGTTAAACAAGTGCAAACTTTTTCTTCTTTGGCGCAATCATTTTGGCAATTTCTTCTGCGTAATACTGCATACCAAACTTACCATCAACCCGCACATCGTGATTTTCTGGGGGTACAAATAGTTTGTTGGTATCCTCAAATCGACCCACTTTGATGCGATCCACCCAGACAATGAAGTGAGCGCCAAAGGCTTCCCGTGTCTCAGGCGTAGGGCAAACAAAGTCAGCGATCACATGAGCGCCATATCTGGAAGCAATGTCGCACATCACGCCCATGCGCCTTGCGTGTTCAAGCCTGTCAGCCACGCTAAAGCCCAGATCCTTATTGATCTCCTTGCGCACCTCATCGGCATTGAAGTGAACGCAGGAAAGCTCCCTTGCCAAGGCTGTAGCAAGGGTGGTTTTACCCGCACCGGGCAAGCCCATGATAAGGATCTTCATCTCTGGCTCCTTGCTGGTTTAAACGCCTTTGCCTTGATGTGCACCTGAAAACAAGTATTGTTGTACTTGTTCATCTCTAACTCCGCAAACTCTCTTGGCTTACCCTGAACGTACTCATTGAACCACGGTGTCAGATCGTACCCAACATCCATGACCGCCACATCTACGCCGATCTGAAGACCCAACGTGGACTCCTGCCCACCGTTCTCTATGGTCTGGGTATTGCGCTGTTGGTTAAACATGTCAATCCCTAGAGGCGTGATCTTCCTGACGTGCGTAGCGTCATGGTGAAAGTTGTCGTGGTTGTGGTGAGGCACGGTAATCAGCACCAACGCCCCATCCTTCAACACACGGTACATCTCTTTCCAGACGTGAAAGTAAACCTTTGTTGTTTGCCCCAAATGCTCAAGAACATGGTTTAGGACAATCTCATCTACGGAGTTGTCCTCAAAGGGCAAGCTATCTTCTAGGTCAGCCAGTACGTCAGGTTGGCAGTTTGGATCACTGTCTACGTTGACATAGCCGTCTAGCTTGTTGTAGCCACAACCAAGGTTTAACTTCACAGAGCGTCTAATTGATCGTGGGTTGTACAAGCATCAATAGCGGCTTGCTTGGCGATCATTGCCTGCCGTGCTGTCTCAATGGCAGAAGCATCGTATGTCTCAGGGTTACGGGCTTGAGAATTCACAACCTGTTGGAACTCAAAGCCAGCGTTGGACTTCATGCCACCCTTGCGCTCATCAACAGAGATCTCGTATGTATCCCAAATGATTTGCACTGGATCGACGTTGAGGTCAAAGCGGTGTGCTGTGTACCCTTGACGACCAGCTTGGATAGCAGGACGAACTTCGACGGCATTGCGCCAGCCGTTGTTGCCTACACCTTCAGCGGGTGGGGTATCCCAGACCTGCTTAATTTCTCCTGAAATTATCTGAACATAGTGTGTCATAACTTACTCCTTAAAAATTTACAGTTTTCAAAATGCCATTTTTTCATGATGTGCCCACCAGCTTTTTGGCAGTGTGGACAAACCATAACAACTTGTTTCTTTCCAATTGCAGAAGCGCTCATCTTGGCTTTTGTTTCGGCTGAATGTTTTTTACCAAACATACAACTTTTTTCACCCAATCTGGATTCACGCATTCGCTGTCTTGTTTCCTCAGAAACTTTAACACCTTTACGACCGCTGGGCTTGCCTTTCTTGGCAATACTCAATTTCAATCGCGTCTCTTCAGATTTCACCTTGCCAAGCATTCCTTGCCTAATATTATTTTTGTGTTCCTCAGACAACTTCATGCCAAGCCGCCCATCAGCCATTCGTTGCCTTGCTTCCTGCGGCATTTTCTTGCCAATCCAGAATGCATTTTTTAACAATGCCTGACTAATTTTTTGCTTGTGCTCATCAGATAAAACTCGCCCAGACTGACCTTCCCCACCATCAGTTAAATTCCTCAATATACCCGTGCCAATATCTTTTCTGCCATACCAACCAATGTATCTGCGCTCCAACGCCAATGCACCTATTTCAGATAAACCAGATTCCATCATGACAATTCTTGTTCTATCTTGCGGAACAGCAATGTTTTTCTTGTGGGGCGCACGTATCCTTCTGCCCGTCCCCTTGCCAATGTAGTAAGGAGTTCCATCTTGCCTCAGATAAGCGTAGATGTAGTAGCAAAATTTATCATTCATGCACCCATTATATTACCTGCTTAACTTCGTTTCCGACTACTTGAACATAATGTGT